CTGCTCCTTGCATTCATAAGCACATTTCTCACGTTCAACGTATGTTAAGAAGTACTCTTTTAATCCCTTTAACAATCTCCTTTCTATAGAGTGATTATAATCGTATATATGTTGCCTGTCAAGTCTTTTTATAAATAAATATTAAGATTGAGCTTTTCGCAATGACCATATAACAGAGGACCCCGTATGTCATACGAAAAGCATAGTGATCTAATGGCAAAAGTGGCTAACGCTGCTTACCTAGACTTCTACCAAGCTAGAGAAGAGTTTTCAAGTCTAGAATTTTCACATTGTCAATTCATTCAAAAAGATGGTGCCCAAGCGTACATCATATCAAATAAAGATATGGTAGTGCTCGCATTTCGTGGCACAGAACCATCAGAGTTTTCAGATATCAAAGCAGACCTTAACGCATTTCCAGATCGTGCTGTGAATGGCTGCGGTCTAGTACATAACGGATTCCAAGAAGAAGTCAATAAGATTTGGGATGAAATTACTGTTGCATTAAAAAATATGAATCCTAGCACAAACTTCTTTATCACAGGTCACTCGCTAGGTGGCGCTATGGCTACTATCGCAACTAGTCGTATGAGAAGTCGAGTACAAGCTTTATTCACCTTCGGCTCTCCAAGAGTTGGTACACGCAAATTTGTAGAAAGCATTAAATACGTTCCGCACTTCCGCTTTGTAAACAACAACGATATTGTTACTAGTGTGCCTCCTGCTATTCTAGGATACAGACACACCTGCAAGCCACAGTACATCAACCACTACGGAGAGATTAGACCCTGCACTTACTGGCAACGTCTGAAAGATAAACTCAGAGGTAGATGGAGAGCTTTCATGAAGGGTCAGGCATTTGATGGTGCGTATGATCACTCAATGACATACTATGTTAAGTATACGGAGAAGATGAATGGATGATTTAATAGCAAGAATGTTTGGTGACACATTATGGATCTACACTGCAATTGCTGGCTCTCTATTGGGTGCTGGCTTTCTAGCGTGGTTCAAAGACACTCATGCAGGTCTATGGTGTTACGCACAGTTTGATAGATTTCTAGACTATCTTGTAGACACGTTTGAATGGGACTGGCTACAAGACGATCCAGACGCTTGGAGAAAGAAGTATCCAAAGATTACCAAGAAGATAGACGAACTAGAAGCAAGACTTAAAGAACTGGAGAAAAAGTAATGAAATGGGTAACTGATAGACTTAAAGAAAGAACATCATGGGACGGTATTGTCCTTATCGCAGTGGGTGGGGTTGTAGTCGTTATGGGTCCACTTGCTAAACTTGCCGCATATGTAGCGATTGGCTACGGCATATACACATTAGTCAAGGGAGAAAAATAATGGCTGATAAGAAAACGATTGACGCTGAAACCGTAAAGGGTATGGACGTTAATGGTGATGGACACATCTCACAAGAAGAGTGGGATATGCACCTAGAATTCAAGCGTAAAGAACTTGAAGACCAGGACGCTCAACGTGACGCAATGCGTAAAATGACATGGTTCGCTTTGTTCGGCATGTTGCTTTACCCATTTGGCATCACAATCACTTCTTTACTAGGACTAGATTCAGCGGCAGGTATTATCGGTGATATTGCACCTACATACTTTGTAGCTATCTCTGCTCTAGTTGGTGTATTCTTTGGCGCCAATGCATACTCTACTGCGAAAGGCAAAGAGTAAAAATTAAGGGAGCTAACGCTCCCTTTTTTCTTAAATTCTAACACCCTTCCAGTTTACGCATCTGTAATCAGTAATCTTCCAAGTAAATCCGTTTAGCTCATCTACTATTTCGATAGTTGGTGCTGCCTCTATAACAGTTTCCTTTATAGCAACCTCACACGCTTGGTAAGATTCGAAAAGTTTTTCATGGGCTAGATAGTAGCAACTATCAACGTCTTTGACTCCTGCGGCGCAAACCAGTATTAGTGCTGAAAACATTTTGTTACCTCATTGTTTAATAAACTCCTAGTATGAATTCCTCACTTACTAGTACAGAGTTTGAATCTATCTTTAGACCCTTATCCCAAGCTAAGGCAACTTTGTCGCCTACTTTGACTTCCATTGTATCGGGTCCAACGGCTTGTACTACACCAGCTTTAGAGCCACGTTCGGCTGCCCCAGTTAGTACAATACCACTTGCTGTGGTTGTTTCTTCTTTAGCCTCTTTCACGAGAACATAGTTTTTTAGTGGCTTCATAAGTCTCCATTATGTTGATATTTTAAATATGTGCTTTGTGGTAGTCTATTGCAGACTTTACGTTATTAACAATAGCAAACAATTCCGTCATTCTTGTTAGCTCAAATAGCGATAATATATTGTCTGGAGGTGATAGTATACTAGATATAAGTTCCCGGTGTCTAACTAATACTGCTAGCCCAGATGAATCTATCAATGAAGTGCCGGCAAAATCTGCAACGAACTTCGTACCACCGATTGTTATTAATCGCAACTCATTCTGGATATCCGAAGCATTTGCCATTGTCACTCGTTCTGGAAAATGAACCAATGGAATAACGTCTTCTTCATAATATGTTACTGCTAATTGTGTCATTAGTACCTCTCCTTTTTAGAAAGCAGTCTTACCCTCCAGCCTCCACGGTGATCAACCCGCTTTAACCTTCCCAGAGCCAGCGTCCTGTTTAGACCGCTTTCTAAAATTGGTGGAGGGAGTCGGCCGTCTAAACAACCCTTATCCTCATTATCTGCCCACTGTACACATAGGACTTACGAACTCAGTCTAAATGACCACTCTATACAGTTGACCAAACTATACAGCATTTACCCTACTTCGCCATCGTTCCCATTCACTGGGTGATCAACTTTTCAGCGCCGATTTGAGCATTGTTAAGAGGCTTGGCGGGTGTCTCACTTTAGAATATAGTATATATTGATCACGATGTCAAGACATTTTTTGGTCTAATCATCAAATAACTTCTAGGAATTTCAGTTCGGTTGGTTACAACAAAAGGTGCGTCTATAGCTTTCAAGTCTTCAACCAATCCAGTCATATCAGAAAACTCACCTTCCGATACTTCCGCATACTCACTAACTTTTTCTAGATTCTCATTGTACTTACACTGAACGAGATCCAGACTTGTAGCGGTTGAGGTGCCGTAGTACATCTTATACTCTACTATTTTATCTTCTGCGATATCATAGAGTATACCTAAGAAGTATAGAGGACGCTCTTCTGTCGATTCATCCGGTAACTCAACACCCAACACATTCAGAATTGATTCGACACCAGTGTTTGAATACAGACGAATTTGATTAGTTTTGAGCGAGTCTAAATCAACAATCACATTTCTAATAATTTCGTCAACAACACTTTGGAGCTTTTCGCTTACTACAACATCAAACGTTGCAAATAACTCTGGCAGCAATTTCACGTTAACTGAAGTCATCATAGAGAGGTCGCCATCTCTATTTGTGCAAGCGTATACGACCACTTGATCCAATATAGTTTCATCAACTTCATTTAGAATTGGAAAGTGCTTAGATAGTACTTCAGTCAACTTGCTCATCTCGACACCTCAAGAGTTAGTGATAAATTAGATTGCATTTCATATTTAATAAGCGTACCACCGCCACCATCATATGTATCGGCAACAGCAGCTATCTTAAATCTATCTCCGGTAGTCGTCACACTTCCGCTTGGAATATCCACAATCTGCGGCGAGTCGTCATCAGAATCAGTAGCAGATCCTCGCACTCTTAGGATTTCAGTCCAAATTGGAGTACTGAAGCCGAATATAGCTTCTTGCTCTCCGTCGTATCTGTATATAATATATCCTGGGTTTCGAATACCTGAGTGATCATCATCCCAAAAGCCTTCATCCTCATCACCACGAATCAATATCTCAGAAGTTGGAATAGTGATAGTAGTGTTAGTGTATGAGCTAGTGAACTCTTGAATATCAACAGTTCTTTGTGCCCAAGAGTTGCCGCTAACAGGATATCTTTGTGTTTGGTAAGCTGGAATATTCACGCTTACACTTGCATACCAAGATTCTCCGTAGAAGTCAGAGAAGCTAATTGCACCGCTTGTGGGTATATTAGATGCACCCCCGCTTGATGATACGCTATCGCTAACAAGACTACCACCTAAGTAGTAGTTAGAGAGTTTCAGAGGTCTGGAGCCTCTGAACTCGCCTTTAATGTCTGTATCGAAACTCAACGCTCCGTTTGATTTAACTGCCATGGTATTACCCTATAGTGATTATATCTCTATTTATAAACAGGTCACAATCACTACAGGGATACAATAGACTCATATCCAATATATCCTAAGAGTAACCATATACATCCTTTGATGAAAAAGAACATAAAAGCGTATATGCCATATCTGGATTTATTTGATTTCATTATCGTAGTAGTCTGTTAATCCTTTTTTGTG